TTTTCTGAAAGAATGAACGACAGGTTCGACAGAATAGAAGAAAAGCTCGACAACATGAACAAATAGCTTGCCTTTAACCAAAAGCATGTTAACATTAAGTCGTGAACAGCTTCAAGAGATCAGATTATTCCACGCTTGTGCGTCTGTTCCTAAAGGAGCCCACTAAGATAAACTACCCAAGAGAGTACGGCGTAGCCAAGAAGTTGCTCAGCACCTACAGCGACTTCACCTTTTGGAAATCAACCCTCCTAGACCCAAAGCGTTCCATCTTGAATTCTTTAGCCTACTTCTTAACTGAAGACGGTAAATATTTTTTAAAATATAATTACAGCATCCACAAGAAGAGGGAAAAGCTTTCCTTAGTTTCACCTGAGTCCAAGAAGATACCGCTAAGCGAAAACAAAATAGGAAAAGACTTGTCCCCGAAAATCGAAGTTAAGTTATCATTAATGGATTTTATTAAAAATGACACGTAAAAAACAAGAAAAAACCGGCTCAGGCCCAGTGGACCAGATCCAAGCCTACCTTGAACAGAACAAGGGCGACCATTACAACTTCGAGGAAGACAGGGTATACAACGTCTCGAGCGGTAGCCTTCTCTTGGATATAGAGCTAGGCGGAGGAGTCAAACCCGGAGTAATTAGGGCTACAGGCGTAACCGAAGGAGGCAAGACGTCGTGCGCTTTAGCTTTCGCTAGGAATTTTCAGAAGATGGAAAACTCAATGGTAATTTATGTTAAGGCAGAAGGAAGACTGTCTGGTGACTTAATCGAAAGAATGGGCCTCGATACTGATCCAAGAAAATGGCAAATCATAAAGTCTAACGTTTATGAAACGGTAATTAACCTAATGAGACAGATGGTGAAAGATAACCCGACGGACTCACGCTACATGTTTATCATCGATTCCATGGACGCCTTAATCCCCAAAGGGGACCTAGAGAAGGGATCAGAGGAGGCGCTAAAGGTCGGTGCTGGAGCGCTATTAAGCTCAGACTTTCTCCGCAGGATGGCCCTCGCGCTAGCCACACGCGGCCATGTCTGCTACATGATCTCGCAAGTGAGGAGCACCATCAAAATAAACCCGTACGAAAAAACCAACCCCCAAGTAACCAACGCTTCAGGAGGTAATGCTGCGCTCCACTACAGCGATTGGATTTTAGAATTCCAACCAAGGTATGTAAAAGATATAATTTCTACTCAGCCAAACGGAAAGGGAGACGTCCTTGGACATTGGTGCAAGGTCGTGTTCAGAAAAACCCCTAACGAAAAAACAGGAACCACCGTCAGATACCCCATTCGGTATGGCAGGGTTGGGGGCAAAAGCATCTGGGTAGAGTATGAGATAGTAGACATGCTTCTTCAATGGGAAATGGCCACAGCTAAGGGCGCGTGGGTTACTGTGTCAGACGAAATTATCGAAGAGGTCAAGAACGAAACGGGCTTAGAGTTTAAAAAGCAACACCAAGGCATGGACAACCTAAGAAAGTACTTCGAAGAAACGCCAGATATAGGTAAGTACTTATTTCGCAAGTTCAGAGAAGCTCTAAAGAAAAGCTAATGCAACAATTTTTCCCGTTTAATGACGACGCTCGCGTCACGATTAACGATGGAGGCATAGACCTCTCAGCCGTACCGCCGATGGATTTCACTTCTCAAAATCCCAAATTCAAAAACCTTCAAAGGGGGGTTAAGACTAAGAAAATGAAAAAATTATCACTGCTCCCCTCTGGAAAATACACAGCACACCCGACCGGAGCTCTACACAGACTCAAGGAGTATCACGACCTCGGACCAATTTTCCCGTACGTCCTTAACGTAAAGAAGGGTAAACACCTCAAAATAAGGGTAACCAGAAATCAGTACCCGTGCTTGGCAATCCAAATAGGCGCAGCTACAAAACTAGACTACGCTGCTCATGAAATTTTTGCAATATTATTTATAAAAAATTTACACCCGAGCATCTTCTGTATGGTAGACCATGGAGACGACGATAAATTAAACTACCAAATCAGCAATTTATCTTGGGTTACCCAATCATACAATCAAAAGAAAGCTTTCGGGGCCTCGAAAGACTCTACCGACAGGATATTATCTATCGGAAGCCATCGCATCAAGTACAGAACTAGCGATACAAGCGAAGAATTATGCGACTATATGATATAAAAGGGAGGCTCCGAAGCAAGAACGTAAGCAAGTATTTAATCGACTGGAACAAAAAGTCTAGATCTAAAATTCAATTTACGACAAAAAAATTTCTTGAAACGCGCTGGAGAAAGCATATAGTTTTCGAGGAATTCCCGGTCTACGGAACCAGAATGAAAGTCGACATACTAAACGCGACAATAAAGGTCGCCATAGAAGTCCAAGGAAACCAGCACAGCTCCTTCAATAAGTTCTTCCACGGCAACTCGCGAGCGAAGTACCTAGAGTCCATCAAGAGAGATGTGCTGAAAAGCGAATGGCTCAGCAAGAACAACTACAAGCTAATAGAAGTCGAAGAGAACGAAATAAAACTACTATCCGAAGACTTTTTCCTAAAAAAATTCGGACTCAAATTTTAACGTTGCCTCAGCAAAAAGGACCCATATACTTGTCAGAGAATGAACGGAGGAAAGTAAAGCATGGATTCAATATATTCAATTAAGATAGAGAAACACGTATTAGGAGGACTAATAAAAGAGCCAAAGATATTCGCGGATGTGGAAAAATTCGTTTCAGAAAAAGACTTCATAAACGAAGTCCATCAAACTATTTTTTGCGTTATAAGAAATTGCTACCTAAACAACGAAGGTATTGACCCCGTTGTTCTAGCGGAAAAAATTAAAAATATCGGCATATCATTTAAGGACGATATAGACATTTACGATTACATAGAAGCGATCTCGTTCAATACCATGAACAAAAACGGCGTACTGGAAGCGTGCAGGGAGTTGAAAAAGCTCACGGTCAGGAGGGACCTATATCATAAGTGTGACGATATCAAGAAGTACCTGAAAGAGAATGGCGAAAAAGCCGTAGATGAAATCATCACGACGGCAGACCATCTTTACGGTGACCTCATAAGAGACTTCGAATGCGCCGAGAAAGAGCCGGAGAACCTTTACGAAGGTCTCCCAGAGCTAATAGAAACCATCGGGGAAAACCCGCAAGACGACTTCGGGTTCTCAACGCCATACGAAGAGTTCAACAGGCTATACGGAGGGCTAAGGCCCGGGAACCTTTACGCTGTGGTGGCGAGACCGGGACAAGGTAAGTCTACGTTAATACTTGATATTTGCAGAAAAACCGCAAAGAAGCACGGGATTAAAACCCTGTTGCTAGACACAGAGATGAGCACCAAGGACATTAAACTCAGAGTAGCCGCTGCGGAGTCCGGTGTATCTTTGTGGCATCTCGAGACGGGCAACTTCAGAAAGAACACAGAGCTGACCAAGAAATGGAGAGAGTCGAGCGCCTCAATGAAGGAACAATGCGTTTACCACTACCCTGTCGGAAACAAAAATATAGACCAAATCTGCTCCTTCGTTAGAAGATGGTACTACACAAATGTAGGAAGGGGAAACCCCTTTATTCTGGGATACGATTACGTAAAACTAACAGGAGAACACGTCGGCAACAACTGGGCAGAACATCAGGCCATCGGTGACAAAATTGATAAACTAAAAAAACTGTCCGAAGAGCTCAACTGCCCGATTGTAACGGCTATGCAAATGAACCGCACAGGTGAAAGTTACAACAGAAGAGCGGGAGCGGTCGTCGATGATAGTTCCGCCATAGCCCTGTCAGACAGGCTTCAGTGGTTTGCGTCATTCGTGGCCATTTTCAGGAGAAAAACGTTAGACGAAATAGCTGAAGATGGCGAAGACTTCGGTACACACAAACTAGTCCCCCTGAAAACTAGATTCCAAGGAAGAGACGCGGCGGGTCATCACGATTTAGTTAGAAGACCCATGGCGGACGGAACAGTTAGGTTCACCAACAACTTCCTTAATTTTTCAGTTCAAAACTTTAACGCTGAAGAAGTGGGCTCACTCAACGATATAGTCAATAGGGAAAGAGACCAACATAACCTAAACGACCCCGCTCAAAGTGACGGAGAACTTCTGTAATGGATGTAAAGAGCATACTCTTAGACGTCGGCTACTCTAACATTAAAGATAACGGCCGAGAACTAAGAATGAGACCCATTTACAGGGACTCAGGAAACGACTCAGTGCTTTCTGTAAGGAAAGACACCGGGCACTTCATTGACTTCAGTAAATCCGTTAGCGGTTCCTTCGAGTACCTAATACAATTGTCCTTGGGGCTTAAAAGCGTTGACGAAGCCAAGCGGCACCTTCAAGACAAATGGTCTATTACGACTATAGAAAGAGATCACAGACCAACGGTAGAAAGTTTAAAAATTTTTCCACAGACCTACCTTACCAAACTCATCCCTAATCACAAATACTGGAAAGACAGAGGCGTTGCCAAGGAGACCATAGAGACCTTCGAGGGTGGAGTCGTAGAGAACGGCACCATGGCCAATAGATATGTATTTCCTATTTTCAATTCAAGGCGAGACCTCATTGGACTGACCGGCAGGGTAATCAATGAACCCCAAAACAAAAAAACCCCGAAATGGCTACACAAAGGTAAGACTTCTGAATGGAAATACCCACTTCAGTATAACTATAACTCCATAAAAGAAAAAAAAGAAATCTTCCTTATAGAAAGCATCGGAGACATGCTGGCAATGTGGGGAGGCGGAGTGAAAAACACCCTGATAGTCTTTGGCCTTAACCTGTCCCCCTCAATAATGAGTTTATTAATTAAATTGAACTTAAATAAAATTTTTATTTCTTTTAATAATGACTCCTATAATAACAACGCAGGGAACAAGGCTGCGGTAAAGGCTAAAAAGAAACTAAGCAAACACTTTGACCCTGAAGACGTAGAAATTCACCTGCCTAAGAAAAACGATTTCGGGGAAATGAGCCCTGAAGAAATACAAGAATGGATGATAAGCAATTTTGCGAAGAAGTAAGGAGGGTCCTTAAGGAAATTGGGCCAGAAGGCAAGAATATCCTTAGGAAAATATTAAAAGAACAAGACAGGCACAACAGCCACAGTATCTGGAGATACAAGACTCAAAAACACGAAGAAGCCTACAACCGAATACTGAAGTTTAGAAGGCTCAAAAATTTAGTTGAATACCTACTTAATCTAGGCGAGGATAACAAAGAAGAAAGATGAGACTAGACCACATAGCCTACAGAGTAGACGATAGGCGTAAAAGCGTCGCTTTTTTTACTGAGGCTTTTGGGTACAAGCTTGGCACAGAATTCCAAATTGAGTTCGACGACAGATCTAAAGCAGATTGCGTAGCTCTAGTGCCGCCAGAGACGAGGAGCGCGAACACCGAGCTTTGGGCTTACTTTTCCCTGCAAGCCACTTCCCATAAGCCCATTAAGTCTGAATACCATGCTCCACCAGAAATTTTCGTAAGCGACGGCTCTGAGGGTTCAATCGTCGGGAACTGGGTGAAGGAAAGGGGAGGGGTCGGAGGGATACACCACATAGCTTATCAAGTAGATGACGTAAAGGCAGTCATGGCCGAATGGAAAGAGAAAGGGTACGCCGAGTTCTACACGGAAGAGCCTATTACCTGCAAAAACCCAAACCTCACCCAAGCGTTTACCAAGCCATCAAAACTAACGGGAGTAATGTATGAATTCATCGACAGGGAAGGCGCAGGATTTTGCGAAGACAGCGTTAAAAAACTTATGGAAAGCACCAAGAAAACTTGATATGAGAGACTACGAAGGAAGAAACTACATAAACGGTGAATGGCGTAAGCCCGAACACGAAACATACTCCAAGGTTAACCCGTCAACCGGAAAACATATGGGGCTTTTCCCTGATAGCAAAAAACCAGTAGTACATGACGCTTATGTAGCAGCAAGAGAAGCTTTCGATGACTGGAGAAAAGTTAGCAGATTTACTCGATCAGACTACATGTATCGAGTCTCTCAGATAATTGAGAGAAGAAGGGAAGATTTAGCTAAAGCTATCTCTCTAGAGACTGGAAAAAATTATAACGAAAGCATCGCTGAGGTGAACGAAGCTCTTCATATGGCCCAGTTTACATTCGGGTCGGGTCGATATTCTCACGGCGAAGTCGTGTCGTCAGAAATACAAGATAAAGATTCTTACATGTTAAGAAGGCCCAAGGGGGTTATCGCCATCATTTCCCCCTTTAATTTCCCCCTAGCTATAGGAGCCTACTGGTGTGCAGCACCAGCTATAGTAGAAGGAAACACCGTTATCCTAAAGCCATCGGAAGACGCTCCCTTGTCCACCGAGTTGGCGGTTCAAATCTACGAAGAAGCCGGCTTACCCAAGGGGGTGGTTAATTTAATTCACGGCAAAGGCGAGACGGGTGACGCATTAATACATGAAGACGTTGACCATATCTGTTTCACCGGAAGCGCCGAAGTAGGCCAGCACATAAGGAAGACTGCTGCGGAAAGCTGGCATAAAACGACCTCTTGCGAAATGGGAAGCAAGTCCGCTTGCATTGTTTTCGATGACGTTGAAATTTCCCTAGCGTTAGAAGCCACGATAGCCAGCGCCTTTAAGCTTTCCGGACAGAGGTGCGTCTCTTCTAGTAGAATATTAGTGCAGCGAACCATCTATGACGACTTTTCCAGAAGATTCGCAGAGGAAGCTTCTAGGCTGAAAACCGGAAACCCACTTAAACCTAACTCAGGAACCTCTGGCTGCCCAGACGGCACAATCTGGGAAGAGGTAGTCCCCAACGACGACATATATTACGGCCCAATCATAAACGAGCAAGGATTCAATAAAGTTAAACGCTACAACGAATTAGTAGCGGAGGACAGCCGGGTGGAGGTTCTATTAAGCCCGACCTACAGCGGAAGTGACCGGTCTTACTATTCTACACCAATGGTGTACAGGTGCGAATGGCTAGGTCCTGACGCTAAATTTCTTAGAAACGAAGTCTTCGGCCCTCATGTAGCTATTGTACCTTTTGACACCTTAAGCGATGCAATTAATATTTATAATGATACAGATTACGGTCTTGCCGTAGGCGTGCTTACGAACGACTTTCGCAAAGCGCGAGTGTTACGAGACGAATGCGAAGCGGGAATGATTTATTGGAACGGCGGATCCATAGCTGCTGAGTC